GAGAGGAATCGGCTCAACCGAAGCGGAGATTCGCGCGGACGCCGAAGCATTCAAGCAACACCTGACACCAGGACAGCAGGGGCAGAAACCTGTTGGCGGGGCTTCTAATCCTGGGAGCGGCGCTGGGCAGCCCGTGGACTTTCGCACGGCATCAAAAGATCAGGCGGCGGCGAAACTTTCGGAGTATGGTATCCGCATTTAGTTCGGTGCTTAGAAACACCATTCGAAAACTAGGGGTGAAGTAGATTGTCTATCAACGCATTTCCGGCAGAGATTCAAGCGATCGTCCAAAACGGAATTCTCGACCGGATGTACCAGGAAGCACTCACACCAGCGCTGCTGTATCGCAATCTAGCCACGCAACGCCCATTCCAGGCGAACTTAGGCGAAATTGTGACATTCACACGAACTGGCCTTCTACTTCCTGCGACTACGCCGCTCACTGTTGGGACTGACCCGACAGCGGCGAACTACACGATCGAGCAGTACAGCATGAGCCTGAACAGCTACGGCAACGCGATGGATACGAACATGCTATCCAGCCAGATCGCGCTTGCGTCGAAGTTCTTGGAGGACAATCAGAAACTGGCATTCAATGCGGCGCAGTCGCTGAACCATTTGGTCCGCGACAAGTTGTACACCGCGTATTTGAGCGGGAACACTCGCGCTGTAGGCGCTGGATCGGCGGCCACGGCGCTTGTCGTGAACAACGTGAACGGCTTCACGTCGCAGATGCTTGCGGGTCCGGATGGAAAATACGGCTTGCCTGTACCTGTCAGCGCATCGAACAAACTGCCGATCACGGTGAATGGAACGGCTGTGAATGTGACGGCTGTGAACACCGGAACGAGCACACTGACGCTGGACGCCGCAATTACATGGGCTGACGGGGATCCGGTTGTGGCAACGAACGCGCCTGTGATTGTACGGCCTGGTGCGAAGACCACGAACCAGAAACTGACCAGTTCGGACACGATTACGCTGTCGAATTTCACCGCCGCGGTGGCGAAACTTCGTCAGAACAACGTCCCGACAGTTGGCGGGTACTATGTGGCCCACATTGACGCGATTACTGAACAGCAGTTGTTCGGCGACGCTGACTTCAAACAGGCATTGCAGGGCCGCGAAGATTCTCCGGTGTGGCGTGACTTGTCAATCGGCCGGTTCGCTGGCATCGACTGGGTCCGCAATACCGAAGCGCCGACGATTGCCGGTGCATCTGGCGTGACTGTTCGGCAGCCGATCCTCATGGGCGGCGATTGCATCATCGAAGGTCCGCTGCAAGGCTATGGTCAGCTTCTGTCGTCCACGGGCGTCGATCGTCCTGGCCTTGTAACGATGGTCGGCGGAATCGCTATGATTCACCGTCCGCCTATCGACCGTATGCAACAGGTTATCGGCTCGGCATGGAACTGGGTCGGCGACTTCGCTATCCCGACGGACGCGCTGACAGGTTCAGCCGCCACGCTGAAGCGGGCGATCGTCTTAGAGCACGCAGGATAAGAAAAAAAGAAACGCTGGGGGTGCTAGTATGGCAGACAACAGCGTAACAACGGCGGGGACTTCGGTCGCCGCCGTTGTTGTAACAGAGGATTGCAGGGTCGCCTATGGCGTACATCTTCTGTCGCTGAAGAAGAACCAGGTTATCGAAGACAATCAGGCGCTTGTTGACTACCTGATCAACACAGGCGCGCCTGTGAAGGTGAAGCGCAAAGCCGCAACGCCGAAGCCTGATGGCGAAGTGAACGACAATACTGAAGGCGATGCGAGTCAATCCGGTGATGAATCGGAGGTGTAATGGATGGCATCGAATCTGATTGTTGGGACGAACAGTTACATTGCTGTGGCCGACGCGCTGACGTACTTTGACAATCGGCTGTTCGCAGACGCTTGGACCACAGCAACACCGGACCAGCAAGCGCAGTCGTTGGTCATGGCAACGCGCGCGATTGACCGCCAACCTTTGATGGGTCGGAAGAAATCATTCGACACCGACGCGAACGATAACCCGCTTCAGGCGCTGGAATTCCCGCGGGCGTATTCGTATCAGATTCACGACATATGGCGCGGCTGGTTCAAAACAGCGATCGAGGATGAGTTCGAAACGCTGTATGTAGAAGGCGCGTCCATGTGGGCAGACGTCAACGTGCCGCAATCGGTGCTGGATGCCACATGCGAAGAAGCGCTTGCGCTGTTGGCGTTCGGCGGCGATGCGCGAATGAACCTTCGCAAAGCTGGCGTCACTCAATATCGGCTCGGTCGCAATCTTCAGGAAACCTATGATCCGACAATCGGATCGGGTCGGCGGCTGTTGTCGATCGAAGCGCGCGAGATCATGACGCCGTGGCTGGCGGGGGCGGTGTCGATCATATGACGGTCGGACTGCTTGCGAGTTACGCTTCGCAGACGGCGACTTGGAAGTCGCAGACGGGCATTGATCGCTACGGTCAACCGTCGTTCGCGTCTACCACAATTCAGGTTCGCTGGGATATGGGCCGCAAGCTGTACCGCGATGCCGCGCAGCAAACCGTATTGGGTAGCGGGTCGCTGTTTTGCGCGGAGGACGTGCAAGTCGGCGATCTAGTGAATGACGGAACGCGCGATTGGATTGCCCTGCATGTGGACGCGATTGTGGACATTAACGGCAATCTGTCGTATCGGGAAGTGACGATCTGATGGCCGACGGATGGGATGCAGTTGAAAAGATCATTCGGGATGCCGCGCTGAAAGCACTTCGCGACGTTGGCGAGACAATCCTGACGACGTCAATGAACAATGTTCCGCTGTTGTCCGGTACGCTTCGGCGATCGGGCACGGTGACTGTCGGCGGGCCGGTGCAAGACCCTGAAGGCGTTTATGAATCGGCGCGCAGTCCGCACGAAGCAAAGACTGAACGGGGCAAGTCGTATAGCGGCGGAGGGCAGGACATGAAAGACGCCTTTCGTGAGCCAGTAGGCGACGAACTCCGCGTATACGTTAGCTACAACACGCCGTATGCGCTCCGCCAGCATGAAGACATGGCGCTGGCGCATACGGAAGGCGGCCCGAAATTCCTAGAAAATGCGTTCAATACGGTCACGCCGAAAATTGCGCCATACGTACAGAAGCAAATAAAAGCCGCGTTAGCGAGGGGAGGATGACGACGTGTATCTTGACGATCTGGCTGATTACCTTGCCACGCATACGGCACTGGTGGTCGGTTCGACGCTATTCACAGGGCGATTGCCGGACGCGCCAGATGCGTCCGTCGCGATCTTCCCCACTGGCGGCCCTGCGCCGGACCTCGCAGCGCTGATCGACTACCCTGCATTTCAGATCAGGGTGCGGGATGTGGCGTACCTGTCGGGATTCAATACGGCTGTGGGCGTCCAGGGCGCCCTACACGGGCTTTTTGAACTGAACATGGGTTCTACTCACTTCCTGCTGATTGAAGCCCTACAGTCGCCGCATTCGATCGGCACGGACGGCAACAATCGCTGGGAGTTCACACAAAACTACAGAACGATCATGAGGAGGGCATAACGTGGCAATCGCGGGTAAAGGCGGCAGCGTAAAGATAGGCGCGGCGGCGATCGGGGAAGTGAATCAGTGGAAGATGGACATTTCCAACACGGAGATCGACACAACGAACTTCGGTTCGGCTGGTTGGAAGACGTACATTGCTGGATTGAATGAGTGGTCAGGGTCGTTTGACGCCAACTGGATTGTCGAAACAGACACAACCGGACAAGTAGTGATTCAGAACGCGATCTTGAACGGCACAATCACAACGTTGGAGTTTGACGTTGACGGAACGCACCACTATTCAGGATCGGCGCTAATCAAAAAGTTCAGTGTCGACACGTCGGTGAAAGACCAGGTCAAACTGACGGTAGACTTCCAGGGAACAGGCGCGTTGACGTATGCGTAACCTTCAGCGCTTGGGTAGCGACTTCACCCATGCGACTCGCAAATTCGTCGTGAAGGTCGGAGAGGTCGCGGAGTTCTTGGACGATGAAGCGGAACTCCTGTTGAGTAACGCGGGCGAACTGTGGAAGGAGGTAATAGCAGATGGCGATAGCGGGCAAAGTGGGGCAGTTTTACCGCCAGACGATAGTGGCGTCGGTCCCGTTCACAGCGGCGGCAATGTCGCAAGTGACGGGGACGGGGATAACACCGTACACCAGGTATCAGATAACGGACACGACGAAGCGGTACTGGGATCCAACGCAGACAGTAACGGTTAAGAAGAACGGAACTGTCGTGACCACGGGGTATACAGTCGAACTCTTGTCCGGCTTCGTTGTCTTCACAGCCGCGAACATAGTTACGGATACGATCACAGTGTCCGCATCGGCGCTGGATGTGGAGCCTGTCGGAGGGGTATTCCAGTGGAAGCTGGACATAGACGCCACAATGGAAGACGTGACGACATTCACGTCCGGCGGCAACAAAGAATTTATAGCCACGTTGAACGGATTCAGCGGTTCGGCTGATGCCTACTGGCTGGACGTGGATGCCGAAACGCTGATGCTCGCGGGGGATACAGACATTATCCTTGTTTTGTATACCGATGCAGGGGCGGGGAAAGCGCGCTATGAGGGCTTCGTTCAGTTCAAAAAGATCAGCGCAGACGCATCGGTGAAGTCGGTTGTGAAGAAAACTATCGACTTTGAAGGCGACGGTGTGGTCTACTATCGAGCAGGATAACAGCAACGAAGGCGATCGCGGAAACGCGGTCGCTTTTCAAAACATCGGAGGGGTTCGACATGCCAGCAAGGTCCAAGCAAGTAGTCGTAAATGGGAAAAACATCGTAGTGACAGAAAAGAAGATTAAAGAGATCGAGGGATTGTTAAGCGGGTTCAAGAATCCGTTCGCCGATCTGACGGAACAGAAAAAGCAAGAAGTTCTGGCGAAAGCGGCGGAAGAAGGCAAGACGTTGACGGACGCAGAGGTCACGCAACAAGCCAGCGCAGAAGTCAGCGTGGAGGACATGAAGAACATCGGACTCGGCACGCTGAAGGACAAGCTGACAGAGATCGTGCCAGGGCTCACACAAGACGACATTAACGAATCGTACCCTTCAGAGATTGAAGACCTGATCGGGGCGATTGTGGAAGTAAATTTTACAGGGGCGAAGAAGGTCGCAGGGTTGTTTATGACCTACGTTCGGGGTCTGTTTCCACAGAAATAGAATTCCTGTTCTTGCGGTACATGAACCGTGACGTTGACTGGATTCGCGAGAGAACAAACTCGGATATTATCGCATTGGTGGACGAACTAACCTTCCAGATAGAAGTGGAAGACTATAAGGCAAACAGTCGCGCGGCCTACATTTATGTGGGCCTTGCGAATATCTGGGGCGCAAAGATGGAGTTTGAAAAGGTCAGCGGTGAGCCGCCGCGCCGTCGCCATGAAGTGCTGAATGGCATAGACGCGGCGATGAATGCCGCGATGGAAAAGGGGGTGGATTTTCCTAAATGAACGTCGGCGATTTAATGGTGTCTGTGGGTCTGGACCTTGCGAAACTGAAAACAGCCTTCGGCGATATGATGGCGCAAGCGAAAACGGCGGGCGCAGAGATGAAAACGGCAATTCAAGATTCGCTAAATGTTCAGAACTTCAAGATCAAAGTCACGCCGGAAGTTGAGCAAGCAAAAGGGTCAGCCAGCATAGGGAAGAGTAGCGGCGGTGGCGGAGAAGGCGAAGGATGGACGTCAATGGGCGGGTCGAACAATCTCATGTACGCGGGCATGACAGCGGGGGCAGCGGCGTTGCCCTTGGATATGGGCATCAAAGCCGCGCTCAGCACTTATACGCAGTTCGATCAAGCGATTGCGAACGTCAATTCCATGATGGACCTAACGCCAGCGAAAGTCGACGCGCTAAAGCAACAGGTGCTGGAACTGTCAAAGACCGTCCCTGGCGGTCCTGTGGCGCTCACGAATGCACTGTATGGCATCGTTGGCGCTGGCATTCCGGCGGGCGATGCCATGACCTTCTTGAAGACTGCGGCGCAGACAGCCACAGCGGGCGCTACGGACACGACCACGGCGACGAGCGCGCTGATCGCCGTCATGAACAGCTACGGCCTGAAGG